GACATAAATGCCGCAATTGATCCTACTCCTCAACGAACGGCTACTACTTGCTTTTTCCGCGGTATCAAGGAAACGATTGAAATTAGCACGTCAGATGGTACGCCATGGACTTGGCGTCGTATCATGTTTTCCTACAAGGGTCTGCTGATCGGCGATGCATATCGTGATTACGCGTCCCGCCAGGTTGAAGTTGGCACTGGCACCAACTTTTTTTATTATCAGCGCCCGAACACGTCCCTTCCTGATACAATGGCGTCTGCCTTGTACCGTGTTATTTTCAAGGGCCTTGGTTTGAACACGGATGCACTTACCCCTGTCGATTGGATTAATCGCATGACCGCCCCTGTTGACACGACTCGTATCAACGTACTTTACGACAAAACAGTGAACATTCGAAGTGGTAACGAGAGTGGAACGCAGTTTAACACCCAACGTTGGCACCCCATCAACAAAAATATTGTTTACAATGATTTGGAAACCGGCGGTACTATTCAGTCTAGTCCTAATTCAACCGAGGGTCGTCCTGGTATTGGAGATATATACATTGTGGATATGATGTCAGGTTCTGCATTGGGCGATGATACTGGTCTCATGTATTTCAATCCTAGTTCTACGGTGTACTGGCATGAAAAATAGGGCTGTCTACAGCCACAAAAATACAATTTGCTTCCATCCATTCTCTGTCTGCTTGCAGCATGTCATCTCGTGGGTCTGTGTTGGCTAGCCAAATGGAGGGCTTGCCCCATTTGATTAGCCTAGGCTCTTTGTACAGGCATTTTACCGTAACCCATGCCTGACAGCCCAGCCACTCTTTGAAGGAAGGGAAAAACTTAATCCCCCCACGTATATCGTCGAAGACTGCGTACTCGACGTTTGGTGCCTGAAGGCATTCGTCACCAGAAACCAATCCCACACAGTAAATATGTTTTCCCAAAGATCTGGCCCATAGAGTTTTCCCGGTACGGGACACTCCATATAGGCATATTGATAGGCATCTACCTAATTAAGTCAGCGATACTATGGTCCTACCGCTCGAGGCCCCCGGCCGACGCGGGGGTACCTCCTTGACGGCGAAAAGAGGCCAAAGTTCTGGCCTGTCCGGAAAACTAACCTATGAGTGAGTTTGTAGATCCAATTCCAGACTGTAGTAGCCAGTCATGTCGTCCATCCACTTCTCCGCCATCGAATCCAATTCCAGTTGGTGATTGATAGACTGGTTCGGGAACGGCGTATTTCCAGTCACAATACTTGGACAGCTGGCTGAAGGAACAAGCAGCAGACTTTGGATCCAAGCTGTGCACCAGTCTCCAAAACTCCTCGCGACATTCCGCGCTCGTAATCTCAGTCCATTTATCATGAGTTCCCCCATTGCGAACTCCGCCCTCGCATGGTCGCAGGAGGGATCCGCCGACAACGTCTCCATCCTTGACCGCGTAATCCCAACCCTTCCAAGGTGTTCCCTTAGAAGGCACGATGTTTGGGTGGAAACCATCCACATCGAATACATCCGTCTTTCGACTTCGAAACTTCCGTCCGAAATCACAAAACACGTGGTAGTGAAGTCCGTTATCCTGATGACGCTCTCTTCCAATGATGCACTGTCCTTGAAGTCCTTCAATGACTCCCACAATAGCTCCGCTTGTGAGTCCGTCACACTGAGCGTAGGTAAGAAGGACATATTGAGCGTTGACTGCGAAAGGATTAGGCATGAAATGTGTTCTCGGAGTGTCCTGGGCAAACTAATGTTATAGCCCAGGACACAGGGCACAGCCTGTGTACTTATAGACGGATTCTTCCCTCCTGCCCCGTTGGGCAGCTATGACTGCCCCAACTTCCCTTCCTTTTTTCTTACGGCCGAAACGGAATAATGGCCCACCGATCTTACGTCGCCAAGAGGCGTTCTCACTCCCGTCGTACGAGGCGCTTTTCAGTCAGGAAGTCGCCAAGAAGGAGGCTTTCCCACCGAGGCGCCAGCCGCTCCTTCCGCTCACCGAGACGGCACAAAATGTCAAAGCGTTCAATTCTCAATGTCACCGCGAAGAAGAAGCGGGACACCATGCTGCCTAGTACTATTGTTCCTCCGACTGAGACGGGCATCGGCGCGCTTCCAATTACGATCGCCGATGGTGCTACTATCTTATGGCAGCCTACATTCCGCGACCTTTATGTGAATCCTACCGACATAAATGCCGCAATTGATCCTACTCCTCAACGAACGGCTACTACTTGCTTTTTCCGCGGTATCAAGGAAACGATTGAAATTAGCACGTCAGATGGTACGCCATGGACTTGGCGTCGTA